CAAGAGTACCAAGAGGTACTAAGTATCTACAAAACCGCTATCAAAACATGGCACAAAGCGGAATTTGGAGACGAGGGAGACGGAGACTAACTATATGGCTGGTGGCCGTCCTGGCATACGGGGCGGCGCTCAGCTGTAAGTCTCAATTTGAGACTCACGTCTCAATATGGGAAAAACGCGCACTAAAGAAAAAAAACCTAGAAAAGATAAAAATCCAAAAAAACCAAATAAAGGTAAAAATCAAAAAAAACTAAAACCAAATGAAATGGACAACTAAGACAACCTACGTAGACAGCGAAACCGGTGAGCAGCTCACCGCAAAGCACATAGAACTAGGACACTATATAAAAATGAAACACACACAAAAACTACAAAGACATGGAAACGACTACGGAACAAGATATATCACATGGCAATGCCAACGAAACACACAAACTAAACTCTTCTGACCAACTCGTAGAGATGGTACCAATACACGATACACCATTCACAGCAGTAAAAGCAGGGGAGCATTGGTTCCTAACACTAGGAAAATACCGACTCACAAATCAACTAGCAAGTCTAGAAGACTGCCAAAAAGAAGCGACAGACGCTAGCTGGAATCGAATCATGCAAATAATCCTAATCATGATCGAAGAAAACAAAACTAAAGAAATCGCAGTACTCAAAGAACAAATCGAAAACCTCAAAAAACAAATACACTAAACAAACAAAACCATGGGACACCAAGTAACATTAGGCGGAGAAAGGCTAGGGGCCGGAAAACGCCAAAAAATCGAGTTGCACAACTACGAAAGAAGCACACACGACCTAGGGTTCGTATGGAGAAGCACAATGTCCAGCGGCACACTAGTACCGTTCATGAGCGAAGTAGCACTACCCGGAGATACCTTCGACATAGACCTAAACGTAGATGTATTAACACATCCAACAATAGGGCCACTCTTCGGAACGTACAAAATACAACTAGACGTATTCCAAATACCCGTTAGGCTGTACAACGCAGACTTGCATATGAACATGCTGGGAATAGGCAGAGACATGAGCAAAGTAGTACTACCACAGGTGTACATGGAAGCCGACCCAATCGACCCAACAGCAAACCTAGACAATCAACAAATAAATCCTAGCTGTATATTCAGCTACCTAGGAATCAGAGGAGTCGGACAACACAACACAACACCAACATTACCAACTATCCGAAACTTTAACGCAGTACCATACCTCGGATACTGGGATATATATAAAAACTACTACGCAAACAAACAAGAAGAAATAGGCGCAGTAATCCACAAAAACCTAGCGGCAGAAGCAGTAGTAATACTTACAGCCGACATAGATATAGCACTACCGCCAATCTCAATACCAGTAGACCCAACACCGCCAATAGTATATACAAATACATTCCTAATTAGCGGAAGCAGACTGGTAATAACAGGCACAGGAATCACAGACGACTTAGACGTAAGTCAACTGATATTCAATATCAAATCACTAAACAACGGAGAGGAATTAGTCGTACAAGGAACCGACCTATTCACAATCTGGGACATATACGAGGACACACAAACAATCGTAGCAAGCGCACCAACCTACTTAGGAAAAATAGGATTAGGCTGGGGATTAATTCAATATGTACCAGCAGACACAACCAACAACTACGACACAGAACCAACAATCGTAACCTTTGCACTAAAGGAAATCGACGACATGAGGTTAAGACTACTCAGATACGTAGCCGCACCAGCAGGAGCACCTTACCCAATCACAAAGGACAGCCCAGTACCATATAGCCTACCACTATTGGACAATGGAGGAGTACCGAGAACATTCTCAAAACAATTCAGCCAAGAAGGATTAGCACTAAAAACATACCAAAGTGACCTATTCAACAACTGGATTAGCACAGAATGGATAGACGGGCCTGATGGAATCAGCGCAATAACCGCAGTAGACACCAGCGCGGGAAGTTTCACCATTGACGAACTAAACCTAAGTAAGAAAATCTACGACATGCTAAACAGAATAGCAGTCACAGGAGGAAGTTATGACGACTGGCTGGATGCAGTATATACACACGAAAGGACAAGGAGTTCCGAAAATCCTATGTACCTAGGTGGACTGATTCGGAACTTAGTATTTCAAGAAGTAATAAGCAACGCCGAAGCATCAGGACAACCACTAGGAACACTAGCAGGACGAGGAACACTCGGACACAAGAAAAAAGGAGGGAAAATTATCGCAAAGATCGACGAGCCAAGCTACATCATGGGCATAGTAAGCATAACACCAAATGTAGACTACTCCCAAGGCAACAAATGGGACACCAACCTCCTAACAATGAACGACTTTCATAAACCAGCATTAGACCAAATCGGCTTTCAAGACCTGATAACCGACCAAATGGCATGGTTCGATACGAAAGTAGACAACACAGGAGCACCAGTAGTAAGTAACGTACTATACAAGTCCGCAGGAAAACAGCCAGCATGGACTAATTATATGACAAATGTAAACGTAGTACGAGGAAACTTCGCAGACCAAACGCAACAAATGTTTATGACCCTAAACAGACGCTACCAAGCAAACTGGTCAGCAACGGAAGGCATGAGCATTAAAGACTTAACTACGTACATAGACCCAGTAAAATTCAACCACATATTTGCAGACACACGACGAGATGCACAAAACTTTTGGTGCCAAATCGGAGCAAATATTGACGCACGTAGAAAAATGAGCGCAAAAGTAATGCCAAACCTCTAAACAACAAAGACAATGACAACGACTAAAACAATGTACAAGCCAAATGCATACAGACCAACAAGGCTCAAAGTAAATGCATCAGTAGAAGGAGAAACAATAGAACAAAAAATCGAAAGAATCGTAAACAACAAAGAACCAATCAAAGACGGGGCACCAATCATATACACGCCCCGTAAAGAGGGCATAAGACCCAGCACGAACATCAGAACAGACCGGTTCGAAATCGCAATTGAGGCAACCGACAAAATCGCTAAAAGCTACAAAGCAAGGCGAGAGGAAAACGCCAAAAAATTCGAGGAAAACCCGAAAAAGGAAGACGGCGGAGCCGAGCCAATACAAGGCAAGGAAACCAAAGGTTCTACCGAAAATCCTAAATAAACCAAATTAAATTAGGCGGTACGCATGTATTCTATTATATGAACTATATGTGTACCGCTTTTACAAAAAGACGCGAAAAATGCCAATAATTGACCAAGCAGTAGGCGCAGGGCTAGGGATGCTCACCGCAGACTGGCAAGACAGAAGACAAATCAGACAACAACAGAAACTGCAAGCAATCGAAATACAGGGCGCAAAGGAAATGGGCGCATACAATCAAGGACTAGCCCTAGATACGTGGAATAAAACAAACTACGAAGCGCAAAGAAAACACCTTGAGAAAGCAGGACTAAACGTAGGACTAATGTACGGAACCGCAGGACAAGGAGGTACAACAAGCACACCAACAGGAAGCGTAACCGGAGCACAAGCACCAGTAGGTGGAGGCGAAATAGGGATGGGAATGCAACTAGGACTACAAAGCGCAATGATGGCCGCACAAATCGAAAACATTAAAGCAACAACAGAGAAAACAAAAGCAGACACAGACAAAACGAAAGGAGTTGATACTGAAGCAGTACAAACCGGAATAGACGCACTAAAACAAACAACCGCCAACGCCAAAATACAGCAAGAGGTGCTAGAATTCGAAAAACAACTAAAACAAATAGAATTCAACATAGCCGACCAAACCCAATACGAAATAATTGGAAACGTAACGAAAGCGGCCGACAAACTCTATGGCGAAGCGCAAAGCGCAATGGCAAAAGGAGAAACAGACCAAGCGACAAAAGACACAATCCAAACGCAAATAAGACAAGCCGCAACGGAACAAACGCTAAGGATACTAGCGCAAAAACAAGGTCTAATAAAAGGAGCCGCAGACATAAAAGCAGTAAACCAAGGAATCTCAAAAATGGCAAAAGAGATAGAAATGTTGAGCCAAGCAAAGGAGATAAACTGGGAAAGACTAAACCAAAACGAAAGAGAAGTGTATGTAAAAGAAAAACTGCTAAAACTGCAAGCACTACAAACGGAATTCAACACGAGCACGCCGGAACAAATCAAGCAATGGACAGGAATCATAACAGAAATCCTGAAAATGACACCAACGCCAAAACCAACACCAATTGAATTCAAATAAAACAATGCCGACTAAGGACAGCCGAAACGGCTGGGTAGGTGGGGACCCTTTCCACCGAAACGGCGGTAGGGACCCGCCCCCACCTGTCACGTACCTACTATTAATTATAACGGCATTGAAAACAAATACAATATGTGTCTATATCCAAAGCTAATCAGAAATAGGAAATACGTAAGCAACAAAAAAAACGGAGGAAATGTACCAACACCAAAAGACAAACGAGTACTACTAGTACCCGTAGGATGCGGCAAATGCATGGAATGCAGAGGACAAAAGGCAAGAGCATGGAGCATAAGACTACAAGAGGAAATAAGAGTGAACAAAACAGGAAAATTCGTTACATTAACATTCAGTAACGAGAGTATAGCAGAACTAAAAACAGCAGTAGAACAACAACTCGGACTAATCACAGGCTACGACCTAGACAACGAAATAGCGACACTCGCGGTAAGACGATTCCTAGAAAGATGGAGAAAAAAACACAAAATAAGCCTAAAACACTGGCTAATCACCGAATTAGGACAAGGCAAAAATTGGAAATGGCAAGGAACAGAAAACCTACACCTACACGGTATCCTATTCACAGAGAGCAAAACAGACATTAACCAAATATGGAAATACGGCTATACATTCATTGGAGACTACGTAAGCGAAAAAAGTATAAACTACATGACCAAATACATGACAAAAATCGACGTAATGCACAAACAATACACACCGAAAATCCTGACAAGTCCGGGCATAGGTAAAGCCTACACAGAAAGAATCGACGCCAAACTGAACAAATACAAAGGGAAAAATACACGAGAACACTACACAACAAGACAAGGAACAAAAATCAACTTACCTATATACTTCCGAAACAAAATATACACGGAAGACGAAAGGGAGCAACTATGGCTACAAAGGCTAGACAAGCAGGAACGATTCGTACTAGGAGCACGAATAGACATAAGCCACGGTGACAAATTATACGTAGAATCTGTCAAAATGGCACAAACCAAAAATCGTAGACTAGGATACGGAGACGACACAAAAGACTGGGATCAAATACACTACGAAAACCAACGAAGGGAATTATTAGTAAAAAAAAGATTAGAAAAACTTGACAAGTTAAAATAATGTGTTACCTTTGAGTATTAATTAACTTAAACAAAACACAAAATGGACAAGGTAAGAAAAGCAACAAGCACAAGTTACGCACTTAAAGCATTCAGGGGACACCTGATAACACTATGGGAGCGGCAACTAATCACAGAGGAAGAGTACCAAGAGGTACTAAGTATCTACAAAACCGCTATCAAAACATGGCACAAAGCGGAATTTGGAGACGAGGGAGACGGAGACTAACTATATGGC